ACAAAATGGTTGCTGCAGAATCTTCTAACTTATTCTTTGGTACTGGTCTGTTAAATGACTGGCAAGAAGTAAAGTTAATTGATATGGCAGACATTGACGGAAGTCAAAACGTAAGAGTGGTACTAAGAGGAAGTGCTGGTGTACAGCATGGAATTGGAAGTGATATAGTATTATACTCGTAATCATAGTTTAACATAAAGAAAGGTAGGTGGGGTATATGCCTACTTACCTTTTTTTTAATAATAATAATAATATGGCATGTAATTTAACACTAGGTAGAAAAGAACCATGTAAAGACGTTGTTGGCGGTATTAAAGCTGTTTACTTTGCTGACTTCGGTACTTTCTCTACACTTGCTTATGATAACACAGACACAGATGTAATTGACACATTAGGAAGTAGTTTGACGGTTAGACAATATGATGTAAAAGGTAACTCATCTTTTGAGCAAAATATTACTGCATCAAGAGAAAATGGTACTACATTTTTTGAGCAAACACTAAATTTAACACTTCACAAACTTACAAAAGAAGACAATAAAGAATTGAAACTTATGGCTTATGGGAGACCACATGTCATTGTTGAAGATTATAATAAAAATTGTTTTGTAATGGGATTAGAAAATGGTGCTGATGTTTCTGGTGGTACAATAGTAACAGGTGCTGCAATGGGAGATTTAAGTGGATATACACTTACTTTAACTGGTATGGAAAAAGTGCCAGCTAACTTCATACAGAAAACAGCAGCTACTGAAACTGTTGTAACTACACTTACAAACGCAGGTATAAGCACGATAACAGCAGGTACAAATTCTTAATTAGAATTAGCACAATTATTAAAAGGGGTTCTATTAGTTCCCCTTTTTTTATATAAACAAATTAAATATTATTTGTTATTTATAATATGGTAATACTTACTACAGCTACTAGCGGCCAGACTTTTAAGATAATTCCTAGAAGTGCTGTTGCATCACCTACATTTGAGCTACTTGATAAATCAACAAGAGTCAGTTCAAACGTTGGTATTAGCGTTAACAATTCAAACGGTTATATGACTATAACAGGTTTTTTCAGTTTAAAAGAAGGTAGGTTTTATACATTTAAAGTAAAAGACGGTACGTCAATTATATACAGGGGTGCTATTTTTTGTACAGACCAAACTAATTTTAATATATTTGATGTACATTCTGGAGATTATACTACAGAAAACTCTTATGATAATGACTTTGTAATATTATGACAAAAAAAAGAATTAATACTAAAATAAAAAACAATGGAGAAATCCATGTTGTCAATCTTGATTCATACACGAGACCAGAGGTTGTTGAACACTACAACAAAGAATATGTTGAGTATGGAGATGACAATGACTATTTCCAATATTTGATTGACAGATATAATGGTTCTCCTACAAATAATGCAGCTATAAACGGAATATCAGAAATGATATATGGCAAAGGATTGGAAGCTGTAGATAATGAAGATAAGCCCAAAGAATACGAAGAAATGAAAAGTTTGTTTGCAAAACACACTATGAAAAAAATATGTTATGACTATAAAATGATGGGTCAAGCTGCACTTCAAATAATCTATTCTAAGGATAGGAAAAAAATTGTGCAAGTAGAACATATAGCTGTTGAGTCGTTAAGGGCAGAGAAGGCAGGAAAAGACGGTATAATCAAAGGTTATTACTATGCAAAAGATTGGAAAGAAGTTAAATCATCTACTAAGCTTAGAAGAATACCTGCTTTTGGATATAGCAACTCTGGATTAGAAATATTATATATAAAACCATATAAAGCTGGTTTTTATTATTATGCACCTGTTGGTTATCAAGGTGGTTTACAATATGCAGAGTTAGAAGAAGAAATAGCTAACTATCATATAAATAATATACAAAATGGTTTAGCACCAAGCATGTTAATAAACTTTAACAATGGTGTTCCACCAGACGACCAAAGAGAAAGAATTGAAATGAGAATAAAAGAAAAATTTAGCGGCAGTACAAATGCTGGCCGATTTATTTTAGCTTTTAATGATAGTAAAGAACTAGCTGCTAATATTGAGCCAGTAATTTTATCTGATGCTCATGAGCAGTATAAATTTTTATCTGATGAATCTATGAGAAAGGTTATGGTATCACACAGAATTGTATCACCTATGTTGGTTGGTATAAAAGATAATACTGGATTGGGTAATAATGCAGAAGAATTACAAACAGCTTCTATACTTATGGATAATACAGTTATAAGGCCAATGCAGGTAACAATACTTGATGAGTTAGAAAAGATATTAGAATATAATAATATTGAATTAGATATATACTTTAAAACATTACAACCCTTAGAATTTACAGACTTGACTAATGCACTTACAGACGCTGAAGTAGAAAAAGAAACTGGTATAAAAAAGGAAGAAGAACAAGAACAAGATGTTGAACAAGAAATAGAAGAATAATGGCAAAAGCACTATTTATAAGAAGAAGTGATATAGTAAAAAATACAGCGTTAAACGCTAATGTTGACACAGATAAGTTCATACAATTTATCGAGTTAGCACAAGAAATACACATACAGAATTTTCTTGGTACTGATTTATATGATAAAATTAGTAATGACATTTTAGGCACAGGTGGTGCATCTTTAAGTGGTAACTATCTTACACTTGTTAATGATTTTATACAACCTATGTTAATTCATTATGCTATGGTAGAATATTTACCTTTTGCCAGTTATAGTATAGCTAATGGTGGTGTTTTTAAACATCAATCTGAAAACTCACAGATAGTTAGTAAAGAAGAAGTAGATTATTTAATTCAAAAGGAAAGGGAATATGCAGAATATTACACACAAAGATTTATAGATTATATGAGTTTTAATCAATCTTTGTTTCCAGAATATACTAGCAATTCAAATGATGACATATACCCTGATAAAGACGCTTTATTTCAAGGGTGGGTACTTTAGATAAAAAAAAGACATATAAGCCAAAAAAAGGCAATGTAAAAAAATTAATAATCTATTTAAAAAAGAAAGGAACTAAATAGTTATGGCTACACTTTCAGGTAATAAAATAAAAGACACTTATCAATCGTTAATTAAATTAACGGATAACGGAAACTTAACTACAGGCGCAAAAAGGATAACAGATGGTTTCGGTAATAACAGCCCATTATTTTTATCTACAACACAGATAGGAGTAGGTGTAACACCGACTGTACAATTTCATGCTTCAGGTGATGGTAAGTTTGGTGGCAATTTAACAGTAACAGGAAACTTAGTTGTAGAGGGAAGCTTAACAACTGTAGGAACAGATACACTTACAGTAAAAGACCCACTCATAGTTTTAGCTAATAACAATACATCTGCAGATGCTGTAGATATAGGTTTTTACGGTAAATATCACCCTAGTAGCACAACATTGTTTGCAGGATTATTTAGAGATGAAAGTGATGATAAATTTAAACTATTTAAATCATTACAAGTTGAACCTACAACTACAGTAAACACAAGCGGAACAGGTTATGCGGCTGCTACTCTAGTTGCAGATGTAGAAGGAACATTAACAGGTATAATTGCATCTACTACAACAGCAACAACACAAAGTCAAAATGATAACTCCACTAAAATAGCAACAACAGCTTATGTTGATACAGCAATAGATGGTGTCGATACTCTTGCAGAGATATTAGCAATAGGAAACACAACAGGAGGTACAGACATAGCTGTAGGTGCAGGTGATGATATAACTTTTACTAGTAGTAGTAAAATATTTATGAATGGAACAAAGTTGCAAATATATAATACTGGAAATGACAGTTTTATTGAGCATACTTTTAGTAATACTGGAAGTTTAAATTTACTTGGTGATAGTATAAAATTAAAAAATGCAACAAATAATGAAACATATATAGTATGTACAGATAATAGTTCTGTTGATTTATACCATAATGATAGTAAAAAATTCGAAACGACAAGTACAGGTGTGTCAGTAACAGGTTCTATTACTACAAATACTGGTTCAGGTTCGGCTATATTAGGAAGTCATTTGGGATTGGGTGATAATCAAAAAGCAAGATTTGGTGCTGGTCAAGATTTACAAATATATCACAATGGAACAGATTCAATTATTGAAAATGCCACAGGACACGTTAATATAATAAATTTTTCAGATGACAAAGATATATTGTTTCAGTCAGATGATGGTAGTGGTGGAATTACTACTTATTTCTTTTTAGACGGCAGTACAGTAATGAACAGATTTGTTCAGCACGTTCAATTAGATGATAATATTGAATTAAGGTTAGGAACAAACCAAGATTTGAGACTAGAACATACGGGTAGTGAAGGTACGATTACAAATTTTACAGGAAACTTGACAATACAAAACACTACTGATGATGCAGATATTTTATTCAAATCTGATGATGGCTCTGGTGGAACTGCACTTTATTTTCAAATTGATGGTAGTGCTGAATTGAATAAATTTATTAAAAATTCTAAGCACCCTGATAGTATAAAAGCTATTTTTGGCGATTCTAATGATTTACAAATATATCACGATGGCGGTGATAGCCATATTATAAATACTACTGGTGATTTAACAATAGATAGTCAAGGAGATGATTTATTATTAAAAGCAGCAGATGATTTTTTAGTCCAAGTTCAAAGTAGCGAGATAGCTATTCAGGCAGTAGGAAACGGAAAAGTAGGATTAAGATATGACAATGTTGAGAAGTTTGAAACTACAAGTACAGGTATTAGTGTTATAGGTAGTATCTTAGCTAGTGGTGATGTAAAAGCAGATACCCATTTTACTTCAAGCGACACAAGTGTAGCACTTTCAACTAATTCAAATGGTACTATATTTTTAAGACCAAATGGTAGAAGCTCTACAACTGCTCAGAGTACTTTTACAACATCTTTAGCAAGTATTGGTACTAACGCAACTTTTGCAGGTAATGTAGGT